GTATTAACGCCTAGTGAATTTAACGAAATGTATTTTATTATCCAATATTTGAAGACGAAAGGGCAAATTTTCGACGACAATATATTTACGGGCGGTTATCCCGAAGTCTCTATATTTTTCACCTATCAAGCTGTAAAATGTAAGGCGCGCATTGACTACTTAAGGCTTAAACAGTTAATCGATTTAAAGACAGTGGCCAGCGTAGAAGATTTTGACGATTATTGTCGTCTTTTCTTCATCAAGTATAAGGTCTATATGCAGCTTTATTTTTATTGCGAATCCATAAATGCCGCAAAATCTTTTGATAATAGCCAAGTATTTGGCGACAAAAAGCAAGTTGAGTTTTGGCATGAGCTTAAACAACAAGAGGACATAAGCCCTTATGTTTGTTATGTTAGCCGGATAGTGCCCGAAGCATCGTTACGCGCTTTCATGCCGGGAGCCTGCCCTGACCTTTATCGTTTGGCTGCTGGAGAGGTAAAAAAAGCATTAGATGTTTATAAATTTTATTGCCGAGAGTACGGACTTAACCGGGCTTGGCTTGGTAAAAAAGACTATTTATCTGTTTTAAAAGACGAAGATTTCCCACAACTATTTTTTAAAATTTTGGAGGTGTCAGACTATGAGCGCTAAACATTTAAAATTTATTGATAGTTTGATATGTTTAAACTGCGGAAAAGAGCCGACGCATCACCATTTATTAAGGGTTAGGCGGGAATATTTGGAGGCGGCCAAAGGTTGGGAGGGGTTCGCTTTCCCCAAGGTTAAAAGTAAAGGAATGGGGACGAAGTCAGACGATAAGTTTACACTCCCGCTTTGCCCTGTTTGTCATCAAATGTTACATATCGACGGCAACGAGAAGCATTTTTTAAAGTGCATCGGAGTAACCGAGCCGGAACAGTTGGCGCTTTTCTTGTATAATAATTCAGGCAACCGGGAAGTTTGCTTAAAAAAAATTAAAGAAATTAGGGTGTTACGAAATGGATTATAGAGTTGTTAAATTATGCCGTGTTGGGCATCAACTACGCTTGAAAAAGATATATTATTGCGGTTACTATCTTAGCCCAGAGGGGAATTTAAAGCGTAATAATAAGCAATTAAACACATATGACCGTCGTAAATCGCCTTATTATTGTGTAGATTTTTTTTCAGGCCAAAAAGATAAATTAGGCAATAAGCTATATAATAACGACATCGTTTATTCATCAGCATTAAATGTCGAAGGAATTATTGAATTTAGGCCAGATAAAGCGGCGTTTGTTTTGATGCTAAAGCAAGGAAATATGAAAATTCCTTATTCATTTTTAGATTGTTACGATGTTTCTCTAAAAAAAATAAAAGAAAATTATAATTAAGTGTTGACATCGTAAAATATTAGTATCATACTAATAACATAATAACAAAGGGGGTTAACAAAATGAATAGTGATTTACTTAAATTTGAAGCCACCGCGCCACTACGAAAAAAAAGAGTGTTAAACATAGACGATTTTTTGATTGGTTTTTTTTGTGGGTATTCAACAGCAATATTTATTTTAACTTTTTTAATATAAGGAGAAAAAAATGAAAACAGGAGCATACATTTACACTGACGGAACGCGCTCGGAAGAGCTTGATCAGTCTAAAACGATTGCCGGCATATTGTGCAATGTTACCGACACGCACGAAATCGCTATTATGCCGGTTGAGAGCGAGGAATGGCTTAATTTTGACGAAGCGCAACAGTTTTGCCAATCCGCCGGTGGCCGCTGCCCTACTATTGATGAACTAACCGGAATTTTTTTGAACAAAGACAAAATCAATGCCGCTTTGAGCGCCGCTAACCTGCCGGAGTTAAAAGAATGCTGGTACTGGTCCTCTACTGAGTACGACAGCAACTATGCGTGGAGGTTGCGTATGAGTGACGGTACCAGGTACGACTACGGTAAGAGCAACTACGATAGCACCTACGTTCGTCCGGTTCTAGCTTTTTAATTTTATCCATTTAACTATTTTTTAAAAACACCCTAAAAAATAGGGTGTTTTTTTTAAAAAAAGGTGTTGACATCGTAAAATATTAGTATCATACTAATAACATAATAACAAAGGGGGTTAGTAAAATGAATAGTGATTTATTAAGGGGCGAAATGAGCGAATTAAATAACGGTTTGGCCGAAGAAGTTTACAGCCGCCAGCTTTCAATTTTGCAATCAAGCGCCAAAATTGTGTTTAAAAATTGGTTCGGCGTCGATGTAGAGGATTACGGGAGGGGTGACCAAGCCGACGCCTTAGAGACCGCAAAAGAAGAATTGATTGACGATTTAAGGGCGGTTTTTCAAGATAAGAAAAACAGATTTTTAATTGAATGTGAAAGGATAATAAATGAAGTTAGATGAATACCATAAAATACTGCGAGAACGGGCAAAAAGATACCGTGAGGCTCAAAAAAAGAGCGGACGCAAGCAAAGGCAATTTTTTTTAACAGAAGCCGAATTTGCTTATTTGAAAGAAGTTTTAAAAAAACTGAGAGAGGACAATAAAAATGAGTAATTTTATGTTCCCAGTTTGTAAAAATATCAATTGCGGTAATAAAAAAGGCTTTTCGGAAGAGTTACGTTATTACGGCCAAATGTATTTAGACCGGCAACGCCAAATTGAACTTGCTAAAAAGTCGCAAAAGTCAATTATTGAAATGGCAAAAAATAAAGGCATCACAAAAGAGATGATTATAAGTTATTGCTCGGTTATCCAGTTGGAGGATTTCAACAAAAACGTGCTTTTTGCGGCCGTAGATAGCGAAGGAGAATATTTCTTTGAGGAATGATAAAAAGAGGTGCTATGTTCGCGTCTATAGTGGCATCGGGCACGAAGTTTTAGAATTTGGCAATTATGAAGGCGATTGTTTCAAGATTGCCGTAGATTTAAAAGATTTAGCGGTTTTAGCTGAGGAAATAACAAAGTATATTGAAGAAAGGCAAAAAGGCAATGAAAAATTTGAGAACTTTAAGCAATGAACAATTAAACGTTTTACGGTTGATTAACGAAGCTCTAGGCATGATTATGAGCGAGGAAGACGATAGCAAAATTGTTAAACACTTATCAACGATTAACTCCCTCGTGAATGCCAACAATCGAACGCCTATATTTGCGGTCCTGTCTCTGGGGCTAATGTCATTAAACCCGCCGGCAGATAATAAATAGATGAAGAGAGAGGGGAGAGTAAAGGCTCCCCCTTTTTTATTGACGATAGGAAATTTAAAAGTTAAACTTGTTAAAGTTTTAATAAGTAATTTAACGGCATATGCTAAAAGATTGAAAATGCAGAAAAGAACAGAAGAAAAGTTAAACAAGGTTAAACTTTTAATCGACCGCGGAATAACCGACCAACGGACAATATCAAACATGTTAAACATTTCGCTGCCAACGGTTAACAAATTATGTCAATATATCACTAAAGGAATAGAAAAGCGTGTTAAAGAGACAGACGACCGCCGGAAAAGACGGGAGCGCCGAAAAAAAGAAGTTGCGATTATTCAGCTTGCGAAGAAGGAAGTTGAAGAAAAGCCTAGCGAAGTTCTTTTTGAAGACATGTTTAAAAATGCCGTTGTCGCTTTAACTGCAAGACTTGACAGTATGGAGGATGAAACGCTTGTAAATTTAGTTTTGAAGGTTGCAGAAATGGTTAAAGGTAGCGGAGATTAGTCTAATTTTGTATAAAATGGTTGTTTTTACCGAGGAAACAAGGACAAAAAAGACAAAATGAAATTTGATATGAATTTTAATTTTTCTTTTGGAAGGACGGAGAAAAAAAATCTTTCGTTTGAAGAACTTTGCGAGGCAAGCGGATATTTTAAGCCTTTTCCTTTGCAAGTTAAGATGAAAGACTTTTTGATATACACAAAAGGAATTCACTTATTACTCGGGGCGCGAAAATATGGAAAGACTGATTATGCTGTAATCATGGGATGCGCTGAGGCTCTTTTAAACAACAATGATTTGAAGATTTTGTTAATAACTAAGGAAAAAGACCGCGGCCGTGACCTTGTCAAAGAAGTGCGGCAAGCATTAATTAAGCAAGGCGTTAAATTCCGCAATCGTTCGGAAAGCGTGTTGCGGCTATTAGGAACAAAGGGAAAAGAGCCAAACCTTGATTGCCTTAGCGTAAGAAGCCGAGGATTTCGTGGCCGTCACCCTGATATTGTTATAATGGAAGACCCGATAACGCCAGATGATGATAGTGAGACGGAGCGAAGCCGCGTTAAAAAAATTTATGACGAAGTTATAAAGTTAACGCATAATGTCGGCATTGTTGGACAGCCTGTACATAAGCTTGATTTGTACCAGCAATTAAGAAAAATAGTTAACACAATGGAAGTTAAACACGGCAGCATTCCAGAGCTTGACGCCGATATTGACGCCGAAAGAGCGGCCGGAGTAGATGAATTTTCAATACAAGCGTCATATTTTCTTAACATAATGGACAGCTTAGAAATGCCCTTTTCGCTTGTTAAAGAAGTAGATTATTTTGCCAAAAAAACGATTTGCTGGATAGACCCTTCGCATAAAGGGCGAGATTATACCGCTGTTGTCTGCGGTGGCCGAAATTTAACGGATTTTGTCATGTGCGGTTTTTGTTTTAAAAAACCATGGTATGAATGCACACAAGAGCTTTTGCTAATCAATAAACTTTTAAACATAGAGCATACAGTCATTGAAACGAACGGGCTGGGCGATTTGCCAGTTATTGAATTGCGCAAACAAGGGATGCCTTGTCTTGGATATACGACTACTTTAAACAAACACACAAAAATAATTAATTCGGCTGCATTTACACCAGATTTAAAATTGACACGTTTAAAAAATGCTCCGGCTGAGCTTATAAAGGCGAATGATATTTTTATTGAACAAACAAAAAATTATGAATATAATAGCAAACATGATGACGCACCGGATAGCGTAGCGAGTTTAATATCTTATGTTAGGGGGTTATAGTGGGCGTATTCAGTTTTTGGGGCAATCGTAAGCAGACAGAAAATGATGTTATAAATTTGCCAGAAGTTTTTTGTTTAAAGCTTGGATTGGACGATTTTATTAAAGAGAAAGCGCTAAGCTTTTATGAGGCTCTTTTAACACAATGCTATTTGCATAGCGAAAATTTTCCAGACGATAAAGCGACAACGCTTTGGAACCGCTATAATATGGTTGACCCTATATTGTCAAAAGGTGTCATTTCATTACTCGCAACTGCGCTTGTTGAAAAGCGGACTATGGCAATTGCTTATGATAAAGCGACAAATGTAGCATATGAAGCTTTGGGCGAAAAATATACTAAAATTTACGAAGATTATGAAAAACGTTTAAAATCCGATGACGGGATTTTTGTTAATTTTGCATTGTATTATAAAACTGACTTACTCATTGTTTACCTTGCATTGCTGTTTAATGCGTTGAAAGCATCCGGCGTACAGTTGGGACTTGCGCAAGCCTTAAAATTTAAAGCTGCTGAATTACGCACAACGCAGGCCAATAATTCATCGGCCGAATGGAAGATGCAAGGCAACGCGATTGTGTCCGCCTTAAAAGAGGGGCGCCCGGTTCTCATCGACAAAGAAGATGATATTGAATTAACAAAGCTTGACATTGGCCCGGTTAAGAATGCAATTGAATTTTATGCCCAGCTTATCGCTGGAGAATTTAATTTAACGACCAGCTTCGTAACGGGAATTCTCACAAACGGCATGAACTCAACCGGGGAAGCCGAACTTGAATTTAACGAAAACGGGATAAAAACCTTTTTCATGTCCATTTTCAAGCCAAATGTTGACGAATTGTTGAAGATTAATATTAATTTCAAAACGGACAATTATCGCCAAACCGCCGAACTAGTTAAAGCAATCCCTTATCTTGAAAGTTCGGAAGTCGTAACAAATGAACAACTAGAAAAGTTTGTAAAGTATGCCCTTGGCGAAGAATAAAAGGCTTTGGCTGCCGGATGCTTATTTAAAAAAAGTCCTTCCGGAGGGATTTTTTAAAAGACGCGTTTTAAATAAAAATCTGTCAATTAATAAATTAATTTTCCGCGCCCTTGTGACTGCTACAACCCTCGATGAAAGGGAGTTAAAAGATAGTTATACCCGAGCAATAAAATTTTATCGGCAAAAAATAAAACGTCTTGAGGCCGAGGATGTTAAAAATCCTGAAAAAAAAGCTTTAAACAATGAAAAGCTTATTAAAGAGCGGATTAAGAATGTTGTTCTATATGATGAAGCGCAGCGCTTGAAGGATGAGCATAAGGGAGAGTATTATATATGGCTTCCGTCCTCTTCAAAAGAACCTAGGCCAGAACATCAATTAAAATATGGAAAAGTGTTTAAATGCGGTATTGGTGAATTTCCAAACGATGACTACGGGTGTAAGTGTGGCGCCTATTTTTTAGGTGACGACCCGTTAAACAATGACGTTTTAAGTGACAGTCAAAAAAAAGCACTTGAAAAAATGATAAAAAAAGATAAAAATACAGATGTCAACAATTTTTTTGATAAACTAGGAATTTAAAAATGAGCGAAGAAACAAAAGACAACGGCGCAGACAATAACAACAACACCGGCAACAATCCCGGTTCTGAAAAAGTGACTTATGTAACCTTAACGCAAGAGCAGTTTAACCAGTTGGTCGGCAAAAAAAACGATGATGATAACAACGGGACTTTGAGCGAAGCAAAAAGCGCTTTGAGGGACGAACAGAATAATCAGGAAAGCCGCGCCGAAATGGAACAGGCGATTAAATTTAATCTTGCGGCGGATGATTATATTAAGCAGAATAAGGAAATTTTGCCGGAAGAAGCTCAAAAAATTATTGAGGTTGTGAATGCTAAAAAATTTTCTTCGGAAATGGAAAAAGCCCAAGAAATTAAAAAAGCATTAATTCAATCGTTTATCCAGTTTGAGGAAAATGTTAAAAATTTGCCCGGAAGCATAAAAGCGCAAGTCGATTTATTTAACCAATTGACCGAACGGGAGAAATCCCGCAGAGCTGGCGACTTTTGGGGAATTGTGGAAGTCGGGATTGAGTGCAAAAAATTAGCACGAAAGGCCGAAATTCTGCAAAATAACGGAGGTTACGGCTCCGAAGGGAATAACGCTTTTGAAGAGCGTTTTTTAAAAATGTCAGAAACTTTTTTAAAGGAGAAAAGTAAATGAAACTTTTAGCAACTCCCTATGAAAGGGGAAATGCGGACCAGATTGTTAGTCGTCCATTCCCGACAAAAGTGGCGGAAGGTCTGGCCGTTTATGAAGACGCCGACGGTTGCCATTTGATGACCGCGGGAAAAATTCCGTCGGGTATTGCAGCCCGGCAGGGTTTAGCAGCAGGCGAAAAACTCGCAAGCGGCCGTGAGATTTATGTACAATGTGCAGATGATGAAGTTATTGCTAACGTAGGCGACCCCGTTTATATCGTCCCCGCCACCGGGTTATTTTCGGCAAAATCGGCCGGAAACATTAAAATCAATGCAACATTTCGTTTTACTGAAATTGTCAGGGCTAGAGCTGCCGACGGTACCGTATATGATGCATGTTGTATTGATATGCCGGCGCCTATGGAGGTGATTAACACCGCCCAGGGTACTGTTAACCTTGCGGATGTGACCGGAACGCTCGCAATCGCAAACGGCGGAACTGGAGCGACCGAAGCGGCGCAAGCTCTTGAAAATTTGGGAGGTCAGCCTAAAGCTTAATAGCCGAAGGGTCAACTAGGGTTTAACTTTTTTGAAAAGGTAAAAAAATGGTCACTGATGTAATTAGCAGCATTCGGACGACGGAAGAGTATTTGCGCGCCGTCCAGCTTTCTTACTCGCCGGTAATTTTGGCTATTAGAAAAAAAATCAAGCATGACATGACAAATGACGTGCAGATTAACTTTAAACGTCTTGACATCGACAAGGACAACATCGTTGCCCAGAATTTGACGCCGGGACAGACTGAAATCGGCCATATTAAAGCGCACGAGACGGTTAAAACTTTCAAGAAGTATATTAAAGGCGCGAAAATCACGCAGTCCGTTTATAACTTCAACTTTAACCGCATCCCTGAACTTGTTTCTAAAGTAATTCGCGGTTACTCTATTATGTTCGACACCATGGGTCTTTATGGTGATAATGGAATGAACAACGGCGTTTTGCGGACGAACGACAAAAACGTTATTAACAACACGAGCATCGAAATTGACAATACCGCCGATATTATGGCGTTGGCTAATCAAATGGTGGATATTATTTCCGGTATCAAGTTGCAGGTAAGCGAATACACCGCATCCCGTGACGTCCTCGTTTACGTTTACGGTGCGCAGCTTGTTAGATTGCTTGACCGTGTATTGTACAACGGTTCAACCATTCGAGAAACGATTGAAAGAGAGTGGCCGGAAGCGACATTTGTGGTTATTCCGAGCATCGCCTTGCTCAACCAGAATAATAACGGCTTCGTTGTTTACTCGCAAGAACTTGTTACCCTGAATTATACCCGTTTGCCGATTATGTCCGAAAATGGATATAATCCAGAAGATAAGTATTTTTGGGGCAACTTTGAAATGGGTTCAAACATGGTTGATGTTGAAGAATACGGCGCGGCAATCAGTCAGCCCCTAACGTTTAAAAGCGTTGCTGCTGCGGCAAATTCTTTGAAAAGAACAGCAAAGAGTAAATAAATGACTGAGAGCGAATTAATAGAACAAGCGGATGCAATCTTAGCGGCAATTAACCAACCGTCACTAACTCCGACAGAACAAAGATTGCTTTGGTGCAAGCCGCATTCAAACGCGGTTGAGTTCTTTAATTCGCTCTCGTTCATTTTAAACAAAAGAGACGGCGCGGGTGATGCTGTCGAACGATTAAATTATTATGCCAAATTTAACGGGGTTGATGTTAATTTGATTAAAACAGTTCCTAACAATGTTTTTTTAGGGTCGCCTTTATGAGAAGAAGAAAAGTTGTTAAAGGAAAAGGTTTTGAAAAATATATAACCGGCCAAGTTGGTAAATATCAATTTCAGGCCGGACTTTTGCAGAATAAACCGCATTATGCGCCGCTTAAGACATTATTAGGTTATCAGAACGGCAAGCCGGTATTCCAAAAACATTGGTATTCATATGCTGGCAAAAAATTATTGCGCCAAGGAAACAAGCCAGACGGGACTTTATGGAAAATCGGTCAAAAAATGGATGATGCATTTATGTGGTTGAGAAAGCCATTTACATTGGCTAAAAATGCGGATTTATTGGCGGTTATTAATTTTATTGTGGATAACTTGAACGGAAAAGGAAACCAACAGAGAATTTTAAACGCTATTCAAGCAGTTATCCGCAACCCAATTTTGCGGGGAGACTATGGCCGCAACTCTCAAAAGACGGCAAAAGAAAAAGGATTTAATCAGCTGCTTATGGCGACAGGACAGCTTTTTAAAAATATAAAAGTTAGGTTTTTAAGAAATGTACAAAAATAAGCTGACAGATGATTTAAGAGCAATTTTCGGCGTAAAGAAGATAATTTATGCCAGCGTTGACAGCGGCAAAGAACAAGGCGCTATTTACGCCGATATTGAAGAGGTAAAACAAAATGTACAATATGGACGGCAACGTTTTACTGTGCGGCTAAATCTTGGGATGTGGGGGACAAAAGAGGGTTACCCCAACGGATTTTTTAAAAATAGGTTGCGCGAAGCGATGAAAAAAGGTAATTTAAAGGAAAGGTGCAGCCGGTTTTTAGTTTTGGGTAAAGAAGAAAATATAAAATTCCCTGATTATGAGGGCTATTTTAGTCAAACTTCAATCCCAATGTTTTACACGGTAAGCCTAGATTATGACCCGGCGAAAAAAACAAAAGGTGTTGAGGTTGTCTTAAATTTAATAAAAGGAGTTTTTAAAAAATGAATGATGTTTTGCTTGAATATGTTATGAAGGTGAACCGGTTTACGCCTATTCCGTCCCCCTCAACGCAGCGGCTTCATAATGTTTTAGCTGTCGTTAAACAAAAAACTGCTGAAATGTCAAAAACCATTATCAAGGTAACGAACGCGTCAGAGTTGGCCGCTATCACCGACACAACCGCGCCGATGTCATTAATTGAGGGAGGTTTAACGTCATTCTTTGCTTTGCCTATGGATGCGCTCACACTTGACAGCGCCGCAATTACCAATATGTCAGAATTTGACTATTTTACAATATTAATTGACCCGGCCTTCGGTGATGAAGCACTCGCAGGCTTAACACTACCGAAAGGGTTCGATGGAGTAGTCGGAATTTCAAGCAGTGATGACAGTTTGATTGAAGAGTTTGTAAAAAAAGAAAACCATTGCGCTTTTTATCAGGCAGAAGAAACCGCCGGAAATAATATGTTTAAAGCTTTCGGCTCACTTTTGGCCTACAAAAAAAATAAATGGACTAACCAGCAATATATTGCAATGGATTACAACGACGGCGTTAGCTCACTTGATACGGCAGACGATTTATTTGAAATTCGCGCAAGTTTTGTTTTAAGCTCCCCCGAATATGGCAACCGCTTGGCGTTCTTTGTCTGCGGCGGAAATGCGGGAGCGGTAGCAATCGCCGCGCCTTATATTTATCAAGAATTGATTACAAAATTGCAGGGAAGCGCTTTAACTTGGCTTAATCTGAATGAACCAGATTACACAACGGCCGAAGCTGCGTTGCTGGAAAATCAATTACAGAAGGTTATTGACAAGTACATCGAAAGCGGACAAATTTCGGCAGGAAGCATCGCAGTGACGGCCGACCAAGATAATTTTGTTATGTCAGCAGCGGCGAACGTTCCGCAGCCTAAAGCGACATGGCGCATTGTCTCAACTATGAGCGAAGGAGAATAAATAAATGTCAATTCAACTTTGGAGAAGCAAAAACGGCTTTGTGTACAATGGCGTTGATTACGAGTTTTTGGACGTCGATAACGTTACAGTGACCCGTAATGAGCGCAAACACAAAACGCGCGGGGCGAATTCAAAAAATAAAGTGGGTTTTGTTTACAAAGAAAATTCAAAGATGCCCGATAGCGTTTTATTTAACGTTATGAATTTGTCCGCCGAAATTATGCAGATTTTACAAAACGCATATGAAAATGAAACTTTGCTTGATGTGTATTGTATCGACAGCATGACCGGCGAAAATTTTACCGGGAAAGACTGCATTATTACCCACTTCCCGCAGCAGCTTAACATTGCCGAGGGCGAAGAAACTTATAATGTAGAATTGACATTTGAAACGTTCAATTTGAAGCCGGTCGTTAAATGATTGAAGCGGGAGACATAAAAGGCATAAAAGGGCTGTATGCTTTTAAGGCATTACAGACCCTTTTGCTGTCTTATTATATGCTGCCAGAATTTCGCAAAGAAAAAGAAACTTATGCAGAATTTTTAAAACGCTTTAATGATATGGCAGAGGATGAAAAGCGCGAAATATTGCGCACTTCTCTTTATTTTGCTGGGATTGAAGAAAAAGAAATTTTTGCCTTGGTTGCTTTTGCGAAAGACAAAAACGGTATACACTATCAGCCTGCGAATGTTGCCAATCTTGAAATTAAAGAACTGTTTGATATAATTATTGATGTCTGTATGGCTATTTTATCAATTGATGTTTTTTTTTAACGAAAAATGAATTGAAGAAGATACCAAACGGAAGCGGCGACATCGTTGGGGCTGTTAACGAGCTGATGAAAACACGCGGGGATTTTACCCTCGAAGAAGCAGTCAATAAATCTTTGTTAGAGGTGAAGAAGTGGCGGGAGAGTATTTAATTAAGATTAGAACGGTTCTTGACAAGCAAGACGCGAAAGAGATTGAGGATAATCTTAACAACCGTTTTGAAAACGTCGCCGAAAAATTTAACACCTCACTTAAACGAGGATTGAAACGCTTAGGCATATCGGGCATAATTACCGGCGCCGTTTATGCTATGATTAACGATATTGACCGTTTAAATAGCTCTATTGATGAGACATTAAACAAGTACCAAGATATTAAGGCACAAGCCGCCGCTCAAAATTTGTTGCCGTCTGAATATTGGAAGTTGTCGAGATTATCCGAGCTTTCAGGCGTAAAAAATTTTGATGCTCTTTTTCAACAATTCCGCGAAACAATGAACAAAACCAATCGGGGCTTTAATACCCCGTTAAATCAATTCCGCGGTCAGGGTGCAGATGCCAATACATTTTTACAAGTTCTTTCATCGCTTCAAGCCGCAGACCCTAAAACCCGGCAATTAGCAGCTGAGGGAATTTTCGGCCAATCTGGAGCTGCTGACATTAATAAACTGTTATCTGTCGATTTGAACAGTTTAGCGCAAAAAGCATTTGCCGGGATTGATGACGAAAAATTTGATGAAATGATACAACGCGGCATTATGGCAAGTCGCGAACAGATGATTAATAATCTCCGTCGAGAATATGACAATTTACAACTTCGAAGCTCATTAATAACGCCGGATGTTTTAAGTCGGCAAGATAGATTTAAGCGGGCTGAAACGGGATATGAGGATAAGCTTATATCAAATTACGATTACGCCGCGACGGTTCAAGAAAAAATGTACGAAGCACAAACCGCGACGGTATCGGGCATAAATAAGCTTGTGGATGGTGTAAAAAATATATATAATCAATTATCAAGGCTTTCAGATTTACAATCCCAATATTATAGGGGTGAAATCACACAAGAAGAATATGAACAAGCGCAAGAGGATATTTTTAGATGATAGGCGGAGAAGCACCGGTTATTGTATTCACATTCCCCAATATATTAAGCATTGGGAGTATTGGCTTGCCTGCTGTCGTTCCTATTTATTTGGATGAAAAAATAAGCGGGATTATGGCTGATGATGTAAAGGATGCTGTAAGAATTGAAAGCCAGACAATTGGCGGGCTAACTTATCAACGTAAAGTCATACAATCGTTAACTTTAACACTTAGGATTATAAAGGATAATGTTGTTGGAACAACATTTACAAGCTTGGCCGCAAAAGTTTATGAATTAGTCGACAGCAAAGACCCGACGGACATGAGCTATTTTATTACAATATACTACGATAGTAGCTTTATGTTGCAAGGTTATTTAACCGATTATAGCAAATCAACGATTGAAGGCACTAATCAATATTTAGTCAAGATGACGTTTTCAAGCGTTCCGGCCAAACAATTAGCCGCGACCGTACTTGATAAAGTTGATAATGTTATTAATTTACTTCCGAGGGGTTAGACTATGGAAATAGCCGCTTATAAATTGATTAATTTAGATGATTTCGACGCTCTTGGAGTTCCTCAAGCTTATTATACTAAACAATTTCAAGACTTGTCAGAACTTTCATTTATGGTATGTAAGTGGGAAGATTACGGCATATTAATAAACGGTGAGATAATTTTTCCGGGAACAAACGGAATAAATCCCTATGCTTTGAAAAAAAACGCAATTTGGATTGATGATGAGCGCAATGTATGGTGGGGGCTGCTTGATGTTAATTAATTGCATAAACGGTTTTTACATGTTTCAGCCGGAAAGCATAAACGAGTTAGATATATGGCAGCGTTTAAACAATATTGAACTGGTAAGAGACGGCGAATATTTTACATTTAAAGAACTGGCAGAGTTTCCGAATTACAGCTTTGCCGGCTGGTTATACGGATTAATTCCTTTTATTTCAAACTATACTGGAGAAAAAAGCGAAGTAATGGCGCGCAATAAGTTAACGTTTGACTTAAGCAGCCAAAGCATAACAAGCATATTGTTAGCAACGGCTACGGATGTAGTTGCTGATTATGGCGAAGGGATTTATAAAAATAGCCCGAAACTGCCCCAAGCTTATACATTAACAAAAGATTTAAAGTTGATGAGCGGATTTTTAGCCTTTTGGGACTACAAGTTTAACCGCTATGCAATTGAAAGGTTTTATTATGAAGGTATTTAGCGCAAATGTGACAGGCGGCCAAGTGTTGATTGAGGGCAAACCCGTAACAGGTTGTGAAATTTTGGGGCTGGGCGGCGATAGCTCTGGCGCTGTTGTGTTTGCTGAGGATAAGCTTGTTTACATCCCCAACACCTCCCCCGATATTGACAAGTTAATTGATGTTAATAAAGATTTGTTGCAATTCTTAAACGATTTGATATTATTGATAAGTAATGAAATTTACGCCAGCAATGGCGGCGGCGAAATTACCGCGCCAACATTCAAGGCGGATATGCTTAAAAAAATTCAAGATTTAACAATAATACAGCAGGATTTCGATGATTTGCAGAAAGATTTAAAATGAAAGATGTTGACTTTGACAGCGAAGGGATGCCATTTTTTAACGATACAATCGTCTATAAAGGCGAAAATTTATTGACCACGCAAGAGGGTTATTTATATTATGCCCCGAATTTTGGTATTGATTTAAAACGATTTATTGACCCCGATGTTGTTATTCAAACAGAAACTTTTAAATCATATGCTGTTAATAAATTAGTCGAAAATGGCATAAATATAACGAAGGTCGAGCAGGTCGATAGAATATTTGAAACCGTATTTAATTTTTTTGCTGAGGAACAAGATTTAGAAGGATTAGTAAGCCAATGAGTTTTAGCGTCGAAAATGGTTATAGTCCACGAACTAACGAAGATTTAGTTAACGATTTAGTGAATGCTGTAAACGAAGAATACGGCGAAACATATACCCCCGAGACTATCGTCGGGAGTAATATCTATAAGCTTTATTATCCTGCTTTGCAAATCGCGCAAGGTGTTGAGAACGGGATTAGTCAAATCGGCAATAAAGCGCAAGATTATGTTACTTATATAAACGACAAAATAAAATATCCTAAGTCATCACCTAACGGCATCATGCAGGCATTAGCGAACGATTTGGGAGTTATAGCCTCAATCGCACCAATTACCACGCCAGACAAACGCGGAACTTGTGATATTGCTTGTGATGTGGACACATCGGCGGAAGATTACGCAACTTTAAAACAGAATATTATTAACAAAATAGGCCAATGCGCTACTACTGGCATAGTTTATTCCGGTTCAGAAACTGGATTTTTTACAGGCATCAACGGACAAAAATTCCCGATTTCATACGCAATCCCGACAGTCTTAACGTTTAACATAAAAATTGCGATTACAGTGTCGCGTAATACGACGGAATTTATTCCGGCCGAAGTGACAATTAACAATCTTTTTCGGGAACTTTTTAAACAAAGTTATAGATTGGGAAAAGATTTTGAACCCGATAGTTATCTTTGCAAAGAACAACTGCCGTGGAGTTCGTCCATTACGGTAACTTATCAAAATGGTTCTGGTTCTTTTACTGGAGAAGTATTTAAATCGGCATATAATCAAAAAATCGTATTAGGGACGGTCAACGCCGAAATTATAGATGAGTAATCCAGAGTATAGACATCAACTTTTTACGCAGAATGACGAAAACGCAAATCGTTTTTTTCAAACGTTTTTAAAAATCCTTAAGCCAACCATGGACGACTTAAAGGCCTATTATGATAATTTTTATAAATCTCCGGAGTTGGGGAGAACATTATACAATCAACAAATTGTCCCGATTTATAATATTTTGGAAAAGAATTTATTCATTTCAACATTTTACACTATAATAGAAGCTCAAGAATTTATTGGGACGCCAGATGCCTATTGTAAAATTTTATATTCAATTTTTGGCTCAAATGCTACGATTACAATCGACGAGAAAAATCCTTTACATATAAAAATTGACATTATCGCGCGTTATGTTGAATATTTTTTATGGGTCGATGAAGAATATAAATTTTATGTTACAACCGAAGCAGGCGACTATTTAGGATTTGCGGCCTTAGTCGCGCGCATAACTGATAGGCAACTAGCGAATATGTTGCAAGAGATGACAAACGCCGGAACGTATTTAGAATTCACATACACACAGGAGAACCCAGACAATGCCTAATATTGACCAAGTTAAGACAATTAGTGATTTGGAGCGCATAGCAAATTTAGAGGATAGCTACGCGTTAGCCGTATCAACTGGAGCCGCTACTAATTCGGCCACTTGTTTGCAAATGGCAACATATTTAAAAGCCTATTTGCAAGCTGTCGAAAATAGGGTTGATGTTGTTAACTCATCATCTGACGCGACACATTATCCAAGCGCAAAAGCTGTTTGGGATTTTGGAAATTATAAAATTCAGCTTGTTAATCAAGCCGGAAGTGATTTAAACGTTCTTTACTGCATCCCGGAGAATTAACTATGCCTTTGTATTATAGGGGTAAAAGAATAAGAGAATACGGCGCAAATGGATTATATTTAACCGCTAATTTAACATCTAACAATTTTGAAGTAAACGGAAGCCCAACAATAAACGGGAACAATGTAAAGGGGTTTTCAAATGCCAATTTTTTAAAAATTCCACCGTTTACCCCCGAGGCGTACCCTTGGGAGATAAAAGTCAGATTTTCTTTCGAGCTTGGCAATTTAAATCAAGACCAATATATTTTTGGCGCTGCGGAAAATTATAAAAGTGTAAAATTAGCAATTTTAAACCGCAAAATAGCATTGTTTGTAAGCTCAAACGGTACAAGCTGGGATTTAGTCAATGCAAAAGGTAAGACAGGCATGGACCCTTATAATGTTTATGACGTAATCGTTAAATATACGGGGTTGCGCTATACTGTACAAATGAAAAAAACGGCTGATAAAGATTTTAAAGAAGAAATCGCCGTTGAAAACACAATAAGTCTTTATAAAATTAATACGCCCCAAACTTGGATTGGAAACGACGGAGCGGCAAGCGATACATATTTCCGCGCTCAAATTTATCTTGGCAAAACAGAAATAAACGTTAACGGCTCCCCTTTTTGGCGTAATAAAAAAACAGAAATTGTTTCGAAACCGATAGGCCAAGCGTATTTAAATGGTCAAAAAGTATTTGACGTTCAAGCATATGCGCCTTCGTATGTCATCGGAGAGGTGGCAAATCCAAATGTGCAGCAAATTTTTAACGGTGTAATGACAAAGCCGGGAGTTATTCAAATTCATTGCATCGGCGGCGGCAATCCGACAACTTGGTCATATTATGGTACAAACTACTCAGGTTCTGCCGCCGGTTATGTCGGGGATGCTTACATAGCTAGACCCTGCAATATACGCATGGTTGTAGGGGTGAGGGAACAAGCGTCTTTATTCCAAATTTCCGATTTAACAACGCCAGATAATTGGTTGACTGTAATACAATGTAATTCAGGTTATTCTGCGTCCGCGTCAGGCGGCGGCCGTGGCGCGGATGCTCCAATATTAAACGGGCATGGGTATGTTGAGCTATTACAGCCGCCAGCATTGAACAGAGGCGGAAACGGTGGCGACAGTTCAGGGTCACATCACGGCGCATCTGTTTGGGGTGGTTATGGTACCGGTTCAGTTAATGGATATGGAAAATTACAATATTTACGTAAATATAAATAGGGGAAAAAAGATGAAAGCTTTTGAGATGATTAAAAAATATACGCCTTGTTTCTTGAAAGCCGTAAATTCATACAAAGAATTTCAATACACATTTTGGGTAATTGGATGTTGGATTTTGCAATATCCTAAGACTTTTAAAGGCGGGCGTCTTGTCCAAGAGGGCGACGAAGTAACCCAAGATGAGGCCGACCAGATTTTGAAAGACCATTTAGCCGAGTTTGAACTCCCGGCCGGGGATTGGTCGGAAAATCAGAAAGAAGCTTTATTGTCAATTATGCACTTCATCCAAAAAGAGACTTGGCCGGAATCTCCGCTTTGTAAAGCAATCGAAGCCGGAGACATGGAGACGGCACGAACTGAGTGGGAAGCGTTGAAAGCTGTAAATTTTGAAGGGCTGGATTTTCCCGCATGGAGAGACGAAGAAATTAAACTTTTCTTTGGCGTTGACAAAAAAGAAGAAACAAAGTAATATATAAACGTTGTATGTTTCGACCTCAAAAGGGAAAGTTAAGCGCTTTCCCTTTTTTTGTTGACATTTTAAAAATTTTATGAAACCCTTTTAATAGGTGGTTAACATGGTCGAAAAAATGATTAACAATAATTGCTTCACAATTTGTGCAGGGTCAGCGGTTGCCCTTATTATCCAATATTTGCCGCAAATTCAAAGTGTGTTTATCTTTATCGTAACTATTGTTTATTTAGTGTATCGCATAAGAAAAGAGCGGGCAGAAGCAAAAATTGCAGAGGACAATTTAAAAAATGAAAGAAAACGACATTGATATTTTAGCGCGCACTATTTACGGAGAGGCCAGAGGCGAGACAGATTTGGGGAAAATGGCTGTTGCGTCCGTAATTTTAAACCGCTACAAGGCAAAAAAATGGTTTTCCGGCTCAACAATCGCAGAAACATGTCAATTCTGTGTAAAGGGTTCAAAATTTCATCAATTTTCTTGTTGGAATGAAAGCGACCCGAATTTTAAAAAGCTTATATCCGTAACAACTGAAGACGCGCAATTTTCAAAATGTTTAGAAATTGCAAAAAAATATATTAGCGGGGAATTGAAAGACGTTGTATGTGGTGCATGCCATTATCATACCGTTAATGTTTTGCCGAAGTGGGCTAAAAATAAAAAAGCAGACTTTTTGATAGGCGATCATCTATTTTATTGCGGGATATTATGAAGCTGGGCATTGAATTTACAAGAGCTGTAATAATATGTATATTGTTGGAATGTCTATATTTGTTAATTTCTAACAAATTTGAAGCGGCCGAAGCGATAAGTATTAAAATTCTGGATGTCTTATGAAAAAAATATTTTTGGCCTCAATAATCGCGAATATAATCCTTTTTCAGCTTTGGCAATTTGAGAAAGGGAAAAGAATAGAGCAGCAAGCTGCTTTTTCTGCCACAGAGGAAGAAAGAAAGGTTAAAAATGAAAAATCTATTTGCACCGAGAAGAAAATCGCCGTATTGCGAAAAAAAGAGGCGAAACCGCAAAATAAAGATTGCGATTGTCTCAACACTGCTTTGCCTGATGATGTTATTAAGTGGCTGCGCGAGTAAACGAGCAAAAAATAATTGTATCTACTCAATAGTTACCACAATGGACGCTTTGGAGTGCGTTAAACAACTTCACGAAGCGCAATAAAAAAGGGAGCTATTCGCTCCCCTCTTTTTTTAAAAAAAGTTTCAAAATATATAAAATCATTTGCGACCGGCTGCGTCCCTCATTATTAGCCAGTTTATCAATCTTTTTTAACGTGTCTTCATCGACACAAATAGAAAATTGTATTTTTTTCATGATGCCCCCCTTTGTTATTTTAAAGACGGAATAATTTTCTTGTAAATTCTCAGGCCGTCAATCTCCACCGCTCCGGCCTTAATTGCCTCGTTGACTGCCTTTGTGTCAATTGTAATAAATTCGGCCGGAACTTTTGAAATGTCGATCACATCAAAAGTCCACAATTGGCGAAATGTAACATATTCATTTGAGATATTGACCTCATCAATATCGGCCGTATCATCAATTAGCTTGTTTTGCTTTGCCGTCAAAGTCTTAACAACGGCTTCCTTTGTAATTTCGTCGTAATCACCATTTTTTTGCTGTTCAAGCTCAAGCGCCAAATTTAAAGCTTCATCCTCGCGCTGCGCTTTTTGTGCCAAGCGTTCATTTAATAAGTCATGAAATTTAACAGTTGCATAGTTAGACAACTTGTCGCGTAAGATATTATCCGCTTTTTTAAGCAAATTAACTGGGACGTCATAATGATTTTTTATTTTTTTTAGCTCAGTTTTTAGCGGTTTTTCAAGTGTATCAATTTGCAAGTCAAGCGTTTTTTTATAATCATTAACAGCTTTTAAATACTGGCAAGCGTTTAAGTTATCGGCTTCGTTGTCTATGGTTGTTTTTTCTGCCGTGTCTAAAAAAATTTGTGCGTTAATATCTAAGGGGTTTATATTATTATTCATTTTTTTCCTTTCGTAAAAAGTTATCACAAACACCAATTTAAACTAAAAAAAATAATAATCAACCATTTTTTTTATTGACATTATTAAAAAAAAGATTATTTGTGAAATGTAATTTAAAAAAAGAGAGGTAAAACATGCACAAAGACGGTATATATTTTAATATGTCAGAAAATGAATATTTTTCGGACGTCGAAAGACTTGATTTTTCAGGTATGAAAAAAATACTTGAAAGCCCGGTTAAATATTGGTTCAATTCCCGCCTAAATCCTTTATATGAGGAAAAAACAAGCCCGGCTATGCTGGCGGGGAAAATGTGGCACAGTTATATTTTAGAGCCTGAAAATTTTTATAAAAAATATTGCGTTATGCCTGACGAAATAGACAACTTGTCTAAAAATTCAAAAGATTATAAAAAATGGCGAGATTTGCAGACAAAAGAGGTATTAACGCCTAGTGAATTTAACGAAATGTATTTTATTATCCAATATTTGAAGACGAAAGGGCAAATTTTCGACGACAATATATTTACGGGCGGTTAT